AGGGCAAGCAAAACTAGCCAAAGTGCAAAAGCTCATTTCTGATTGGCAAAAAAGTCCTGCGCTCCACAATGCCAAGGGCTTGGATATTTTGAAAAGAAGAATCGATAATGAATATCCTGCTGGCATTAACCCTGGGGATGAAGCTGTTGTCGTTGCGCAAGCAAGAGACATTATCAAAAAAGAAATAACAGACCAGGTGCCCGACTATTCAAAAGTCATGCAGCCTTATGAAGAGGCGACGAGGCTCGAAAGAGAATTGCAGCGAGCATTGTCTCTGAGCGATAAGGCGTCGGCAGATACTGCACTGCGCAAACTGCAAAGTGTGATGCGCAACAACGTTAATGCAAACTTCGGTAATCGATTGAAGTTGGTCGAGCGATTAGAGCAAGCAGGCGATTATTTCTTGCTGCCGAGAATTGCAGGGCAATCACTGAGCTCGCCGACTCCTCGAGGACTGCAAGCTGTGACCGCTGCCGGAACCGGGGTCAGCGGTATGACGAATCCAGGCACATTAGCAGCACTACCTTTGTTTTCGCCAAGAGTAATGGGTGAGGTGAGTAGGGTGGCTGGCATGACGAGAGGACAGTTAGATCGTGCGTTCAATCGCCTTCCGCAAAGAAATAACCTCAGCCCACAACAGCAGCAGTTATTGAATATGATTCCAGACTTTCAGCAGCTGCAACCTTTTGCACAAGGCTCTCGATTGGCAGGAGCAATCATGAACGAAGATCCATCAGGAGAAATGACTACCGAAGAGTTGCAGAGACTGCTGATGATGTCGGATGATCAACGCGCTCTGATCCAGTAAAAATCACTGCGGAAACAGATGGTAGTGTAATTGGTAGTGTAAAAGACCCCTTAAAACCTAAACCCCTTGATTTTACTGGCCTGTAGAGGGTATCTGGCGGAGGGGCAGGGATTCGAACCTTTGTGACAGTTCTTGTCATAGTATAACAAAAACAATAACTTACCTATATTACCTTTGACAGTTTGTGCCAGTTCATGCCAGAATGCGACATCAAATGGTAGTGTAAATGGTAGTGTAAATGCCCAAGTTTCTAAGTGATATAAAAGTAAAAAATATAAAAATTATTGGCAATCATCGAGTCGCACCAAGTTTATATTTGCATGTGAAAGTAAAACAAAAACTCTGGTATTTGCGTCAAACAATCGACGGAAAACGAAAATGGATTTACATCGGTAGTTATCCAATTATGTCACCGAGTGAAGCTAGAGCGAAAGCAGCGGAGCTCTTGAGCGCTGATCAAGCACCTCAACAAATTCTGCGAGAACAGAAACAAAAGAAATTAGACAGCGCAAGAAAGACCGCAAAAAAAGTTACTACCTTTGCAGTAGTTGCTGAAGACTACATTAAGAACATTAAGCGACCAGTTTGGAGTGATCGCGGTAGAAGCGAAGAATCTTGGCGCAACACTTTGAACAGTTACATTTTGCCAGTGATTGGTAAAAAAGAAATCGAAGACATTACCCCTGATGATGTGGTTAAAGTTTTAACACCAATTTGGACAACTAAACATCCAACAGCAACACGCACTCGAGATCGCGTAGAAAACATCATCGATTATGCAATCGCTAAAGGCATTAGCGAAAAAAGGAATCCGGCACAATACAAAAACTTATTAAAGAATCTTCTTCCAGATTTCACGCATAAAGAAAAACACCATACAGCATTACCATACAATGAGCTCCCTGCATTCATTTCAGAGCTTTGGGATAAAAAAGAAGGTTCGTACGACGCCCTCAAATTGATTTCGTTGACTCAAGTACGCAGCTATGATGCGAGAAGCGCCGTATGGGACGACTTCGATTTGCAATCTGGCGTTTGGATGTGCCCGATTCAGAAACTGGGCGGCGAAGTGCATAAGCTGCCAATTCCGAAAAGATTGTTATGGTCATTGCAAGAGAGAATTGACTTCACCAAAGACGAGAGATTGTTTCCGGGTAGCGGCAAAAATAAATTCATTACGAGCAATGCACTTGATAAATCTTTAGATGTTTTTTCTCGCACTGATGCTTTGGGTAAGCGAGTAACGATTCATGGATTCCGATCTACGTTTACGGATTGGACGACGGCAACAAGCGCTGGTACAGAGAAAGATGTTGATCGACAATTAGCTCATCGCGAAAAAGACGCTGTGCTCGCTGCCTACATGAGGACTGATCTTTTTGATCGTCGAGTAAAACTGCTTCAAGAGTATGAGGACTTTGCATTCTCCGATGTAGCATCAGTCAGCCACTGATCAACTTGCCCTTCGACAAAATAGTGTTTGCGGCCATAGGGTTTCGTTGGTTTCGGAAACGAGGGATCTTTCTCTAAAATGCGATAGATGCTCCTGGTGCTGATGCCACATTTCTCTGCCGTTTCTTTCAAGGTTAAAAGTTTCATATCAATATCACTCCTACGATCATCATCACGGCCAACACCGTTAGACAAGTTGGCCACTCGATTCTGTCTTTCCAAGCACCCGGATTATCGCCCCAGGTGCGTTTTTTTAAAATTCGCATGTTCCACCTCCACATCCTGTTTGGTCCATGTACGCTTTTAATTTTTTATCGCGTAAGTCATTAGGCTGCTGCTCAGTTTTTGTTTCTTCTTCAATTAGAAACTCAACGTAATGTTTAATCTTCAGCAAATCTTCGATACCGTTCTTATCTCGCCATCGAGAAATATACTTCACGATGTTTCCTTCGATATAACTAAGTTTATTAGCTTGGATATATTGGATAGGCTGGATGGCCATTCCTTTGTAGTGATCGCCGCCAATTTGTTTATCAATCGCTGACATCTTTTTTCCTTGACTGATAACTTATCTCTTCTTTTATCTCTTGTAACAGAAGCGTCACCTCTCCAGCCCACTCGAAAGCCTCTCGGAGATCATTGTCGTCAACCTCGATTGTTATCTTGGTCATCCTGCAACTCTCCCATCAAATGTCTTTTTTAATTGGTCAACGGTGTCGTCCCCGATGATTTTTACGTTTTGCGCGAGACTGATTTCAATCGACGAATACCCTGGCTCCCCGTTCATGAATTCTTTTCCATTAAGCGTGTTCTTGTACTTCACGCTGTCGCCCTCCATCTCTATGACCTCCGCCCAATTTTCCATTAGGTGTGGAATGAAGCGGTGCTGGTCGCAACCTTGCTTTTGCCGTTGCCGCGTGAGCTCTAGGTTCTTCTTCTCACAAAGCCAGCGGCCATCTTCTTGCTCTGGCGTCGAATGCAAACAGGTCCGACAGTTTGCCTCTGGCGTTTCTTCGTAATGGCAGAGTTCCTTATAATCGCAAAAGCGGCATTTGTAGAACGTCGGATCGTCACTAAGTTTCGCAGGCGGAGACTCGGCAGCCACAATCGCTTCTGCCTTTGCCTCGATCCTGGCTCCTTCCTCTGCGTCATACTCAACGCGCTCGAAGTAAAGCTCATCATCGTTTTTATTGACCACGATATACGCCGCAAACTTGAGCCCACTTAGATGCATGTAAATTTGCATCTGGGCGTAGTGAACAGGCTTGGCTGCCCTCACGCCTGCTTTCTGCACCTTCTTAAATTCTTTATCGCTGGAGGTTTTAAATTCTGCCAGGTGCCAATCTGGATGGTCCGGCAAATTCTTCAAGGCACCATCCAGGTGACCGCTGCCATGACCCCAGGCAAAAGTGACCGCGAATTGCTCACCAGTTTTTTCATCAACGTCATAGCAATCAACCCCGGCGTCGGTCAAATACCTGATCAGCGCGGGTTCCTCGCGGTGACCTCGCTCGAAAAGACGCAGGATGCGAGGACCGAAATTTACCAACTGAGCCCAGCGAAATGAGTACCAGAGTTTCCTCTCGCACTCTTCGCCGATCTGACTTCCTCCGAGGTAATGCCGTCCTACTGACGGTGGGTTGTTGTTTGCAATCGCTTCATCGATTGCTGTGATTACTTCTTTTCCCACGGCAGTTCATCGTCAAAATCGTCAGTGTTTGTCGTTGGTGCTGATGCAGCTGCTTGCGTTAGCGGCTTATATTTTTTAACCGCAACTCGCTCGGTGCCATCTACTTTGTCTTTTTCTATTTTTGTTTCGACAATGAGCTCATGGTGTAACAGGTCTTCGCAGTTATTAACGGTGCCTGACAGCCCACAAGCGCGGCACAAACGAGAGAGCTCTTCTTTTGCAATTCTCTCTGCCACCTCGTTCTCATGAACAATATTGAAAAAGATCACAAAATTGTTGCCTGACTCCGGGCCGCCTTTGACTTCGAAATGTAGACGTAAC